TGGCCTGACTGCACTTGGGACGATGATGTTGTGCACCATCTTGATAATTATATTGATAATCTAAAGGCAGCGGAAGATACCCTGAAGAATAAAAAGGTGGATCTCCCTGCCAATGATGACTTTATTTTCAAGACTGTTCCCTTTGAGCATCAGCGGAAGGCTTTCTATATATCTCGTGATAAGCAGAACTTTGGTCTGCTAATGGAACAGGGAACTGGGAAAACAAAAGTTATTATTGATAACGCTGCCTATTTGTATGCAGGGGGCAAAATAAACTGCTTGGTGGTTATCGCACCGAATGGGGTTCACAGAAATTGGCTGAAAGAAATTGATATTCACCTTCCTGACTGGTGTCCAAGAGAGACTGTGTTTTACCGTTCAGGTATGAATAAAAAAGATCAGGAGCGATTTGACGAGGTATCAATGGCAAAGGATTGCCTGAGAGTGTTTACCTTTAATGTCGAGGCGTTCAGCTCACCCAAAGCAATCTACCACATGCAGAAGATATTACTGGCAAATGACATTATGATGGTTGTGGATGAAAGCACACGGATTAAGACACCTAGTGCGAAGAGAACCAAGGCAATTACAAAGTTTGGGAAGCTTGCCAAGTACAGACGCATTCTGACAGGGACACCAGTGACCAAAGGTGCTGAGGATGCATACAGCCAGTTTAAGTTTTTAGATCCAAATATTCTGGGGTACGATTCGTATTACTCATTTAAGGCCAGATACTGCGTTATGGGTGGCTATGAGCAAAAACAAATCGTGTCCTACCAAAATACAGATGAACTTGTCCGCTCCATTGATTCACATTCCTTTCGAGTGCTGAAGAAGGATTGCTTGGATTTACCTGACAAGATCTACCAGAGACATTACGTTGATATGTCAGAGAAGCAGAGAAAGCTCTACACCACGATGAAGAAGTCTTTTGTCGCAGAACTAGGTGGAGAGACAATAGAGGCTCCAGAGGCGATTACACGGCTTCTGAGGATGCAACAGATATTGTGCGGTTGGTTTCCAACGGAAGATGGCATCGAAGCTATTGATGACAAGAACCCACGGATTGAAGCTCTCAAAGATATTCTGAGTGGGATCAACTCCAAGACAATTATTTGGGCACGCTTTAAAGCGGATATAAGAGCCATAGAGAAGCTGTTGGGAGATCAAGCTGTCTCTTATCATGGGGATGTGTCAACGGATGCCAGAGTGGACGCAATTGAGCGTTTCCAGAACGATCCAAAGATCAGGTACTTTGTTGGGACTCCACAGGCAGGGGGAATTGGTATAACGCTCACCGCTGCTGAGTATGCGATCTACTACTCGAATAGTTTCGATTTAGAGCAGAGACTTCAAAGTGAGGATCGATGCCACCGTATCGGAACCAAAACGAATGTCACCTACATCGATATAGAATGTCAGAAGTCTATCGATAGCAAAATCATCAAGGCACTTCGAGATAAGAAGTCAATTGCCGACATGATAACAAAAGATCCAATGTCAATATTTTTAGAGGAGGAAGTCTAATGGGAAGCGAAAAGCAATTCTGGAATTTATTAAGAGATAAATTGCCAATAAATAAAATGTATCGTGTGGAAAATAAAGTAACCAAAGGCATGCCAGACGTTCACTATATTCACAATGGACGTTCAGGGTGGATAGAACTTAAATATTTGGATAAGTTTCCGAAGAACCGCATCAGCAGTGGATTGAAGTTAAATCAAATGTACTGGGCAGCGGATCACTTTAAAAACGGTGGGGCAAGTTGGGTGTTGATTAGAATTGGCAGGGACTTTATTGCACTGGTTAATGCAGGATATGTTGACTTGCTTTATAATCGTCCGTCACGCCCAGACTTCTTGAAGTTCTGCACGTTTTATAAAAAGGGAAATATGACTAATGAGGATTGGAGTGAACTGGCGACGACAATTGTGGGTTAATTATTTTGTGTTCATTTGATACGGATTGCTTTCAATTGTCTCAACTTTTTGACCAAAGCCACCACCAATAAATTGGTTTATTCCACCACCAAAAAGACCACCAAGATTTCCCATGCCACTGCCACTAAATAAATCAGGAAAAGTTCTATCCGTAATTTGTTGCACTTCTTCGTAGTATGGTCCTGCTTTTTTATCAATTTCATTGACTTCTTTGTTTCGAGCCATCGCAATAATAGATTGAAGGTATGGTCTTACTCCTTGTCTACCCATGCCTCCTCTATCTCCAAATGGACTAAAGGGATTTGCTATCCCACCGACTGGATAAACAGGACTTGAACTTACATCCATATCTATGACAGTAGGTTGCCCTGTTATTCCTCCACCTATTGTGGGACGACTACCTTCTCCATCGCCATCGCTTATAGTAGTATCTGGCGTAATTGGTTTAATTACTTCAGGTTCTTGCATCGGAATTTGAGGAATTACTGGAGCAGGAGCCACTGGAGATGGTGCTGTAGCCAAAGGATTTAACAATGGTAGTGTGTTATCAGGCTTCGGCCCTGCATATTCCTCCACTGTCATTCCTACACTATCAAGATATTTTTGTGTTTGCTCCGCAAATGGACCTTCGCCATATCTATAAACACCGTCAGCAGGACCACCATAATAACCTTTAGGTAACGGACCGACCATGCCATATTGCGTTTCGCCATATCGAGCAATTCGCTCCTCTGGTGTCATAGTTTTATTTTCTGAAATTGATGGGTCAATCGGTCCACCACCCAAAAGATCTTCAATACCTTTCGGGTAATCAAAAGGTTGCTCTAATCCTCCAAAACCGCTACACATTAGGTCATCTCCACTTCTTTTTTAGTTTTAGAGACAGAACCAGAAGTGCGACTAAACCCAAAATAAGCCCCAACCAAACCACTGAGGGCTATGTACTGTGTCATGATAGCTCCATCTGCGTGTGCCATCCTCACGGGGTCCCAAATCGTTGCTATCGTTGTTACCGTCATAAGAGCCAACGCTATGTAACACATAATGCGACGATTGCTCTGGTAAGCTCGTTTGTCTGGTATCATTTCGTTCATTTTATTAACATCCAAGTTGGTGGTGGAGGTGCTATTGAATCTACATAAGAAAGCAATAATAACACAAGAGTATAAAAAATCAACTGACTAGGGCTTAAACTCAATTGCTGCCCAGATTAACAAACCCCCTCCACCTAATGTTATACCTAATCCTAAAAGTATTGATAAAAAATTTAATATTTTATTCTTACGAGCTATATCTGCGTATTTAGACTGCCTGTCTCGTTCCGTAGCTTGTGTTCTCATTCGCTTAAAGGTTGCGACTCCCTTGCTCCCTCTGGTCTGCCAGATAACCTCCATAAGCTGTTTTTCCATATCCAGGGCTTTTTCATAGGCAATATAATCAGATAATGGATCGTTTTTATTCCCAGACTTCTGAGCTGCCTTTGTACCATCAATGAACTGAAAGACTTTATTTAAGTCTTTGCCCATAGATGAAATATCTTTTCCAAGCGAAATGCCCTTTTTTAACGCTGTAAACGAAATAAGAGCCAGGGACAACGGGTCCAAAGTTACACCTGCTGCAGAATACGATCTCTCGTTTCTGTATCCGTTTGCTCAATAATACTTTGCAATGCCGAAGACTGTGTCAATTCTTCTGGTTCCGTGGGTATTCCCTCTGGCTCAACTGGCATTGCATCCGTATCCGCAGTTCCTACAATAGTTGTATTTAACCAGTTGCGAGGATCTTCTATACCCATTGTTTTTGCCCAACGCTTATAAACAGGAGAGTTTGCCAAGTCATTTATAGTTTTGGATGATGCCGTGCCAGTTTCAATAACTTGATTAATTAAATCTTTAAATCTGGTATCATTAAACAAATCTCCTGCCATTTTAAGTCTGTTTTTAGGAGCAACTCTTATAGCACTAAATGCCGTGGCTAATATTCCTGAGAGATATGGAACTCCCATTAACATTCCACCCACACCTCCAACCCCTGCTTGAATAGTTCTCCTTACAGGTCCACCTGCCAAAAATCTTTCAACATGACTTTCTGCATTCATTGCGTTTCTCATTATCTCTCTTGACTGATTGGATTTGCCAGTTTGAGAAACGTCACCACGAGCGTCCGTTATTCTTTTTGATATTTCATTTAATTCCGATAAAACTTTTACAGTTTCATCTCCAAGATTTTTCTTCAAAATATTCATTATAACTGACTGATTTTCTAAACTACTTAATAACTTTCTGTATTGAGCAAGACCAAACTGTCCGTCAGGTTGTCTTGATAATGTGGTAATAGCAGTAATGACAGCCTCTCGCCTCAATTCTTCGGGAACAAGCTCTAATGTCTTATTAATTTTGGCAACTTCCCCTTTAGATGCAGTGCTGATACTCGTCCTTAAACTACTGGCAAGACTTCCATCTAAATTTTTTCCCATTGCACTAATAATGTTATCTTCGATAGCTTTCTTTTTTGCTGTTAATTCGTTTGCTTTAACAAGAATATCTTTAACCTCATCACCACCAAGTCTGCTGACATTTGCAAGCTGATCATCAGCAAGTGCTCCGTAAGTAAGTTTTAACTGTCTTATAGGAGCATCTTTAAAAGGACCACTGCCTTTTAAAGCGTTTCCTACGTTTCTTTTATACTCAAGCAACGCTCCGTAAGTTTGATTTTTTCTTGTTAAAATATTTTTTAATCTAGAGTCAAGTAGATCTGCTCCACCTAATTCTTTTATCAAGTTATTTAAAACAGATGCTGTATTCGACAGTTCAACATTTTCTGGTTTTTTTATAGATTCGTCAACTTGATCGTATAATTTCCTTGCTTTTTTATCCAAATCAATTTGAAATTCAGTCAATGATTTGTTTATTTTGTTGGAAATCAAAGAAAGATCGGATGTGGCTCCTAGGTCATTAATTACATTATCAGCTTGTCCTATTGCATCTTGAACTTCTCTGGAAAAAATTAATTCTGCATCAGATCCACGCACTTCTCTTGTTATTGCCGTACCTGTTTTAACAAGGTCACTATCTGAAAAAATATCAAAGGGTAAATTAAACCCTAGACGTTCTGCCATTTCTTTAATTTCAGGATTTATTTTTGCTTGAGCAATAATTTTTTTCATAGCTTTGTCAGAACCCATACCTTTAGAGGCAGCCGTTCTTATTAAATCTCCCAGTTCGGCATCCGTCATTTCAGGAGTTTCGACTGGTTTTACCGTGGGTTCGACTGGTTTTTTCTTTGTGTCTTTCACCTCTGGTATTTTTGGAATTGCTCCACGTTCTATTTTTGTAAGTGGCAAAGTTCCTAGCTTTCCTGCAAAAGCTTCAGGCATAGCCATAACATCTCTGGCTAGTCTCTCTGCTTCCGATTGTTCCATTCCAAATGTTGAAACAAGAAGATCACCCATTAAACCAACTAAACCTGCTGCTCCTGCAACTCCAAGTCCTGCAACATTAACTCCTAAACTTGCTAATGTTTCAAGAACGAATTGCACTGGTTTTGGTATTGGAACTTGGACACCATCTTTAGAATACAAAGGATATTCATCAGGAATATCTACTTTTGCTCCTACAAGATCCATGCCTTCACTTCCCATTCCAGACGCTATAGGAAGATAATCTTTATCAAGGTCAATCTCTGAACCTCTAATATTCACAGTTCTTTTTGGAGCCACAACCTCATCTGTCGGTACAGGAGGAGCGATATTTACATCTACATCTACATCCTCTGTCGTTCCATTACCTCTATTTGGCAAAGTAAATGTATTTCTATTTTTTTGAGCTTTCGCAAGATTTTCTAAAGCTAGAGTTAGGGAGTCTTGCTTTTCTTTTTTCTCTGACATAAAAACCCTTTTAAATTATTCGTATATTGGTTGTGTTCGATTAAAACGTCTATTAAATTCATCTTGTGCATCACTATCCATAGATCTTATTTGATCTTCTGTAAGATCAGCTAAATCTTTAAAAGGCATAAGATAAATATCTCTTTTTGTTAAACCTCTTTCTCGTTTGTTTTTTTCTAATTCAAGAACCCAACCAGTTAAAGTCGCTCCATCTGTAGCCAAATAACCTGCTGCTTTTCTAATATAAGTTAAGTGTCTTCTTTGTGATTCAATTTTTCGATCAAGCCACTCTACTAAATCAGGACCATCAAGATTTGTTGGTAATGCTGTTGAAAGAGCAAGATCCAACTCACCTTTACTTAATGCACCAAAGGTAACGGAGCCAACAACATCAAGACCAAGTTCTCTTTGCAACGTCCTTAATTCAATGGTAGAGGCTCTCCAAGCAGGAAATTGACTTTGAATAACTCCTGATGTTGCTCCTTCGTTGACCACAAGTTCTCTAGCTCTCATTAACTTGTCAATATTAGTTTCAATTTTTGGAACTTGATCAAAAGCCTTCAAAGCTTTTTTAGTAATTCCTGCTCCTACCTCTTTCGCTCCCGATCCTCTTCTTTCCATTTCCACTTCAAAATCATTAGCTTCTGTTATCGCTTTATCTTGTTCGGCTTGATCCGTTATAATTTCTGTCCCTCTCATAACAACTCTTTCTCCATTTTTTAAAGTAAGAATTGCCGTTCCATTTAAAAAACTTTGAGTTGTTTGCACAGAGTCCCTAGGAACCCCAGATGATGAACCAGTGCCCAAGATAGCCTTAGCCTTAGCTTGTTGCAAAGCTTGGTTGTTTTGATTGACTTGCATTAAATACTTTGCAGGATCTTCAAATGCCTGAGCAGCGGAACCTACAACTGTAGCTCCTGGTTGACCTGCAGCCTTTGACATATTATTGAAATACAAAAAAGTAGCCATTGCAGGGTCAATTTCCTGCCTTGGATAAAGTTGATCGGCAATCATCATCCGTGATCCAAGAGCACCTAACGGAGAATTAGCGAGTTCCTGACCGTTATTTCCTGCTGCACCTAATTCGTCTTCAATCTTTGCTCTCATTTCTTCTTCAGTCATGGGTGTTTCAGCCATCTCTAACTCCCTTTCATTGCAAAGGCAGAACCAAGAGCACCTAGCCCTCCGATTGCCTGTCCATAAACAGATGGTCCTTGTGTCGTTTGCTCACGCATATCATACCCATAAGATTTTGTGTCATACGGAGTTCCCTGCAACGTACCAAGAGCGAATTTGATTGATTCTCTAGGGTACTCTCTTCTGTCTAAATAGTCTGCATAAGCAATATCAAGTGCCTGTTGATCAAGCTGTCTTTCCGCTTCCCCTGCTGTGATTAACCCTGCTGCCTGTTGTTCCTGAAGTGCTTGCGTTAGACCTGCCATTTGCGTGTAGCTGTCCATTGCCTGTTTTCTTTGAGTTTCGTCTGTGTCAAACCGACCAGAAGCAAATTGTAAACCTTCGGCTAAACCTCTTGCTCTTAAATCCGCTTCGCTCTGAATACCCTCAGAACCAAGAACAGCTTCTTGCAATGCCAGTCGTGAACCAAACGCTCCAGACTTTCCTGCCTGTGCTCTTGCCTTATTTTGCTCTTGGGTGGTTCTTTCCTGAATTTGTCGTATTGCAGGGTCCATAGCTCCAGAATATATATCCATATATTTCTGTGCTTCTGTTCCCTCACCTAATTTAAATTCACCGCCAAGCCCCTCAAGAAATGTCTGTGCGGATTTACCATCTGCAGTGCCATCTCCAGTAAGATATTTTTGGTAAGAATCATCCCCTAATAACGCCTGAGCTTCCTGTTCTTGTTGTGTTAACCGACTTGTGACAGGAACCATCTCTCCTGTTTCCATTTCACGAAAGCCACCTGCCAAGTCAGCAGCGGAGACAGAACTCATAAGTTGAGGGATGTTGTATGCAGACGTAGCATCAGGGTTTTGATTTGGATCGTCAGGATCATAAAGTATTTTTCCTGTTGAGTCGTATACTTTTTCGTCTAAATACTGCCCTGCAGCACCCCTTGCCCCTCTATATAAACCTTTAGCAGTGTCATCATCAAACCCATCTTCGGGACGATCTTGTATTTGCGAGTAATCAATGCCAGTGGCTGTCGGATCAAAGTAACCGCTTTTCGCTGCCTCATAAGCATCTTTGTCAGCCATAATCTGATCATTAAAATAATACTGTCCAGTTGTCGGATCAAAGCCATCACGAGTGTCAACCATGTTGAAACCCATTTCCGTAGCACCTGATATATCATCATAAGTCGCTGACCGTGGTCCACCATATTCTGGAAAAGGTTGGAAGGCTAAGTTTCGTGCCTGATCGTATAGCTCTCGTCCTCCTGCAGCGACAAAGGCAGGAAGTTCTGTTCCCTTTACCGTTTCCGTATAACTAGGTAATGTTGTCAGCGTTGGAGTTGTACAATTGCCACCCATATTAAGCCTCCGTAAATAAAGACCCTGCTTTTGTAAAGCCAAGCCTTTCGTAAAATTTATCTTTGCGATCTATGTCACCGCTATACGCATGACCTAGCTTTAATTTCATCTTAGCATCTTTCGCTACATTTATGAACTCTTTAATTAACCGTCTTCCTGCTGTCGATTTCCTGTTGTCTGGGGACACATAGAACCAGAGATCCGAAAGATGCTGCTCTTCACTCCACCAGTCACTGCCAACAAGACCACCAATTGTACCAATAACCTTGTTTTTTAACACAGCGACAAAGACATGCCCATTTTTTAACGCATGTAATATGTGGTAGGTTAGCTTTTCCATATCAATGGAAGGCACAGAAAGAGTTGTCTCAGAATGCATTTCCAATAAAATATTACGAATTGGAAACATATCGTCAGAAGAACCCTTTCTTATAACCATTACATACTCCCTAATGCACCCATCATGGCATCTTCACCCTGACCGCCCTGATCAATCTGGGCAACCAATTCAGCTAATTCTGGAAGCAAACGCATTAAGACTTGTGCGACTTGTGGAGTGATAGCTGAATCAAGCATTCTAAGCTCCTCTGGAGACATATTAGACAATCTTGCGACTAAGACTGCCCCAATCTCCTCTGAAGGCTGCATGAGGCGTTCCACAGCTTCTGGAGGCATACCCTCTGGCATACCCTCTCTGGGCATGGGTGGTCTTTTCATTGGAGGCATTGTGTCCATAGCAGCGTCCATTGGAGGTCTTTCACCCATTTCAGGCATTGCCACCATTTGTGGTCTTGCACGCATCATGTCTTCTTCAGCCATATTATATCTCCTTTTGTTTATAAAGCACTGACCAGTCTGTTCCTTTGCAGAAAGATCCTATGACCCAACAGGTTGGCTCTAGAATTTTTCTGTATATCTTGCCCAAATAGTCAGGCTTATCTCTCTCACCATAGATATAGGCAATTTCATTTGCACGATGTCCTGCAACATGCTTCCAGAACTTTACAAACTTACCCTTACGCATTTGCTTAACCATCCACACTGCCCACACATGATATCCATTGACATGCGTTGGTGTTAAATGATCTCTTGTAAATTTATAATCCAAGACAACTTCTTTTCTTGTTAGCAACCCCTGTCTCATTAATTCATTACAGATAACTCTGCCACCCAGTGCACCACCTATCGCTTGACCAAGAAACCGTCCAAACGGACCAAATGCACCACCTATAGTTCCAAGTATCATTCCTGCCCCTGCTGACCGTGCAGCTTTTGCAGGATCTTGCCCCATAAGCAACTGAACTCCAAAGGTTGCCATTGCACCACCTGCTGCTGAGGCAATATTTGTACTTCCTGCTGTTGTCTTCGGGTTTAAATAATCTAAAACTCCCACCCCTTCGTCTGAGGAAGTAACTAAATTTTTTACAAAGTCTTTTGTAACACCTTGATTAGCTAAATCAGCGGTGATTGGAGGAACAACCCCTGTTTTTGAAAATTGCCCTGCAAGCTTCAACGCTTCTGAAGTAGGGTTGCCAGAAAAAATATTTCCAAATCCTGAACTAAATTTATTTCCAGTAACAAGAGGATCAACAAACGCTTGCCCTATGCTTGCTCCTGCAAGTGGGGCTAAGTCAGCTACCAACCCTTGCGTCAGCTCACCAACTGTTGGAGCCTCAACTTCAGGGTTTCTGCTTTTCCAATTGGCATACTCACCCATTTTGGCTTTATGTGTAGGGTTACTTGCATTGTATTGGACTTGCCCAGTTACAATACTTTCAACAAAAGGAAAGGACGTTAAGGCAGGTGTCCCGATATAATCTTGAAACCTTCGTCCACTTGAAAACGTCGGAGCGACATTTGTTCTCTGTCCTATTAGGTTATAACCAAAAGGTTGGTTCCTGTTATTTGGTAAATTTTGTAAAGCTCCAACTTCAAATGCCATTTAACTTACCTCCAGAATGCTCATTACAACATGTAGTCTTCCTGCTGTAGCAGCGGTTACCTCAATTATCTCACTCTCAGTCACAACCAGTGGTGCTGTCAACAGTTCTATTGTTGTGTTCGCAGCCACAGCCTTAACTTTAAACAAGGAAAATACAGCAGAACTCGCATTTGTCAATGTAACTGTGATCGTATCTGCATTACCACTGTCTTCGGAAACAAGAATAGATTTTATAATTGCCCTTGCAGTATTTGGGGCAGTATACAACGTAGTTGCATTCGTTGTGGTCAGATCAACTTTTGCGTTTTTAAAACTGTTAGCCAAGAAACCACCCCTCCGCTTGAGAAACATCTTCCGTTGTTTTAGATGCGGAAGAAGTTGCGAAAAACGCTGCCTGTTTCTCCAGTTCCAAAGTATTAATTAATCTTGCCATATAACTAAATTCGTATTCTTTTGGTGGACTAGGAAGTCTTACTACAGAAAGGGGAGCACTCATCTCAAGCTATCCTTTCTTGCGTTAATTCTAAAGTCACCTAGTGACCAAGTATCTTCTGTACCAGAACTATAGATCTTCATACTCATTTGCCGACCCTTTGCCCTTGTCGATAGCTTTTGTGTACTGGACGTAATTGTAAATGGACCTTTTGTTACTTCGGTGGCATTTGGATATTTTCGTGTATTCAACTCCACATACAAATTTGTAGTCGATGTCAGTGTCACATCTGGTATTACTTTATCAACAAGATATAGATTTTCTCCACCATCCGTCAATTCTCTTGGGGAACTTTCAACAAAGCTATTCATAGCAGAGCCGTTATCCGTTGTCCCTGTCTCGTGATTATAAAGGTTGCCCCCCTTATCAAAGGCAAAAGGAACTTCTCTAAACCCAAAGCTATCTGACCACACTGTACGATCCATAGTACCAATTGTCCAAGCGTTCTCCGCATAATTGTATGTGACGTAGCTATCTGGCTCAGGGTTTGTCTGATCTGCACCGTCTTCACTAGGATAGAACCAAGTGACTTCCTTGAACTTCTTATTATGTCCGCACACAGTCTTATCCTGATAATTTTTTCTCATTCGATCAAACACATAATATTGCACTGGACACGGCATTTCTTGAACTTGACCATTATACTGGTAGAATGAGTTCTTACCCATCCAGTATATTGTAGAATCAACATTTATCATTGTGTTGATCCCTGAAGCTCCTGCATCTGTAGCAAGAAGTCTAAATTGAAAAGTAAGCGGTGCTCCTACAAAACTCATACCGTAGATCGCTTGATCTGTGCTTATAATTGTTTCTTCACGAGTTGGCACTATAGCAACAATTTTAGTTCCGATTTCTAATCGTTGATCCCCTGCGGTATTATCTGTGTCTGGGTTCCATATAGAAAAACTTTCCTGAGTAGACCAACGCACAAGCATTGGATCTAATGTGCCTGTCGTACTATCTGGATAAACAAAAGCGTCTGCACCACCACAAATCACATGTCTATCAGGGAAAGATATACTTAAAACTCGTGCAACAGTCGGTACTGCTTTGGCATCTGATTCGTCTGAAACAAGTTCTGCCCTGTTCGTTACTCCGTTAGAAGTGTCCCAGTAATACAGTGCTCCACCTCGAACCTGACACAAAACATCCGCATCCCAAATATTTAAACTCCAACAGGAACTCTCTAAACCAACATTAGATTCTGTTTGTGTGCGAGCCGTACCCCATGTACTGTCTCCCCACGCACCAACACTCCAACCCAAAGCAGGGTCAGCGGATTGTATTCCCAATCCTGCTGCAGCACCAATCAGATAATTAATAACAACGGCATTTCCACCCCCTGCAGAAACTGTAGAGGAGGCTGCACTTGGAACTGTAAATGTAAACGTGTTTGTTGCCACAGCCGTTATTTGATAACCAGATCTTCTATTTAGTGTATTCGCTGTAATACCGCCAGTTGCCGTAGCACCATCCAAAACTACAAAGTCACCTACTAATGCACCATGCCCACTATCTGTAATTGTGACTGTTGCACTTGTGACACTCACTGGGGTTATAGCAATCGGACCAATAAGAACTTGTGTAACTGTAGCACCACTGTCATGAGCAGCAGCAGAGGTACTGTTTGTCCCTCTTGTACAACCAGTCAAAGTTAATGTGCTAATGCCTGTATATGTTATAATTTCAGAACCTATCTTAATGACACCTGCTGTCTTAAAGCCAGTAACACTCGTCAGATCAATTTCAGTTTCGCTATTATCTAGAGCTTCCGTTGTTGTTGTAGTTGCGTTTGTTTTATCTCTTAGAGGTGTAATATCATAGAGTGCACTGTCTTGAATTATGTAAAGATGATTGTGAGTTGAAACAACAATTCTATCTATACCATCTTCATTAGACCGCCAAGGGATCATGCGTCTTGCAATACCTTCTATGGTTGTCGGAGTAGTCGAAAGTGATCCATCTGCATTTAATGCATTGTAAATATCAGCTAACCAACCCCCTATTTTCGTCGGGTAACCGTTACGGAACCTAACTAAGTTCGAGTCTATCCAGAACGGACCGCTTTTTCCTGCAGCGTATTCTGTAATGTCTTTAACAATACCAGGTTGAAATTTTAATAATTGTAAGCTCATACGCTCCGCATTCTCTCTACTAGACGTTTTGATCGTTCACCAACTTGATTATACCATCTGCTGTCAACCATTTCGTCTGCTGCCTTATCCCACTGTCGAGCGTCAACATTTCTTTTCATACCCTTGAACGCCTTCATTCTTCCCAGACCCATATTAAATAACATGTTTGCTATAATTTCTTGCACAGTCTCAGGAAGATCATCAAAGTCATCGTACAACCTGTAGCAATCTTTCTGCACACTTTCCAAGTCTTTTTCAAAACATTCGATAACACGATCTTCTGAAACAGAGGTTCCAACAGGTTGACCATACTCAGGGTCACTCTCAAGAATTAAGTGACCAATTCCGTGTGTAGGCAAATTTAAGTGATCCAGATAAATGACGTACTTACACCCCTCATCTATTTCGAGCTGTTGCCTTAATCGGTCAATATCCATTTTACAAACCTTTAAAGAAATTTTCTACTTCTATCATAAGATCTTTTTTAGTCTTCCGTCTATCTAATTCTATACCATGATAACGCATTTCTGTTTCCAACTCTGTTTTTGTCATGGATTTGTAATCAGGAACATCTGTTACTGTAACAATCGTTGTATTATCCACTGGAGCTGTCATTGTGAGAGTGTCTTCAATCACCTCTGTTCCATTAATCATTGCAAGAGCTTCTGCCTTTGTCATGCTTGGTGTAGGAAGTGATCTGCCTCCTTTTACATATTTTAAATTATAAAGGTCTTCACCCTTTTCATTCTTACCTATTATAAACATTTCCACTTGATCAGTAATCATTTTGTTAATCCTTTCGTTTTCTCATAACTGCGTAATCCACCAATTCCAAGCATTCCACCCAAAACCGTGAGGAGGGTAGACATGTCAAATTCAGGGAGTGCAGGTAAATCTACTCCAGAGGCTGTTAAGACAAAAACCAAAAGAGGTTGGAGTACAAAATGATACGCAAAAGCAATTCCAGATGTCCAACCAATAAATGGCCTCCAACCACCTTTAAACAAACTGCCAGACGCAGCTTCTGCCTTGTTGATTTCCAATTGAGACAACAATGCCTGTTGAGCGTGGGTATCAGACATGGTGGCAATCTCGTGAGCCAACTTAGCTTTTTGATCTTTGTCTTGAATCACTTTATCTAAAATAGATGTTACTGGACCAACAAGAGTGTTAATTAAGCTCATTTTTAGAAATCCCTATATCGACATTCCCTGATATGGATATACGCTCACCTTTGCTCTCGTAAAATGGAAAGACTTCATGTTTCATTTCTGATGGAAACATTACCATGTAACCTTCAGCTTCTTTTTCCATGTTATAAATAAATTGAGATACCCGACCCAATGAATTTGTGTAGTGAAATGCAAAGTTAGATATAGTGCCACTGGCATTTGATTCAGCACATATCGGAAGTTTCTTCTGCTCTTCATAAGATGTAGGGATCTGCATCCATACAACAAAACTATAGACACCGCTGTGATCGTGAGGTGGATTGAACTCGTGCTTCTTTTGAAAGTTTACCCATAAGCTTTCTAAGTTAAACCCTTCACCTTCTTTCATCGTGGTTCTCCAAGGAGCACCATATGATTTAATATGGTTATCAATAAAGCTAGGCAAAACATCTTTCATAAAATCCGCAAGCAGCGGAGAACTTCCGTCCAACCGAATAGATGAGCTAATATTTCCTGCCAATTCACTTTTCATATCTTCTGGTTTTTTCTTTGCTTCTTTAATTAATTTCCAAATATTTTTAATTATATCTTCTGGTAGTTTTCCTTCCACTACTCCAATGTTTGGGAAGTTTCTTTGTATAAGTTCCATTATCGAGCCTTTCCTCTAGGTTATTTAACTTCGTTTTAATCTTAATTCCTCTAAATCTTTTTCTTTTTTACCTCCGTCATATGTCCAAGCATACCCTCTATAAACCATTTCTTCGTTTAAGTTTGTTTCACCACAGAATAAATATCCAAGCATACGACCATACTTACCATCTTTTTCAGTTCTAACTTTTAATCCAGAAGCTTTGCCATCTTCTAATCTTCTTGTCAGAAACTCCTTGGCTTCCAGACCCATAGCTTTTTCTTCGAGATCTCTAGTACGAGACTCAGGAGTATCTATTCCTGCCAAACGCACACGTTCTTTTTTAGAAAGATTAAATCCAAGATCAATAACAATGTCTATTGTATCGCCATCAACTACTTTTACAATTTCCTTAATGGCGTATTCATACATTACTTATCGCCTTTTGTTGATGCCCACCCTGCTACAATACCGACAATACCAGTTATACTCATTTGAAGTAATTCAATAACAGAACGATCCAACTCTCCACCATGCTCATTTGCCATCATAAATTCATCAACAATTATTAACCCAAGTATTCCCATTAGAGAGACACCCATAATACAAATTGTAATGTCTTTTATGTGCTTCATTTTACATCCTGTAAAGTATTGCTAACAATAGAAGAATAATTGAAGTAGCAGACCCAACTGCCCAAGCTTCAATCCGCTTAATACGATTGTACAAGTCTTTAAACTGAATATGGATCTCAGTCTCCAAAGCAACGACCCTTTTGTCGATCTCTGCAATCTCAGTTGGAATGCCTGTTGTTTTGTTTCTCATTAGCCTACAAACGTAGTTCCTGCTGATATAGCAGCTTTAATTTTAGTCATGTCTTCACTGCCCCAATCATCTCTAGCCATCATGTCAACAAGGTAGCCCATTGAGCGTGATACTCTGGCTTTCTTTTCATCCGTTGTCATGTCATGTGCAAAGTCTGCATCTGTTGCATCACTGCCCTTGTTATGTGTCGCTATTACGGAAGTAATCGTACTTGCACCATCCAAACACGCTGCGTGGTTCTGTGCTTTTAGTTCGTCTGTTCTTGCTTCTTCAGCCATTGTTTTTATCTCCTTTTAAGTTAACCGTCTTCTAATGTTTTTATTCTTGCTAATGCTGCATCTAGTGCTGTTGATAGTTCTTGTACTGCTTTTACCAGATGCCAAGTAAGATTATCGGCATCTACAGTAAGTACACCTTGAGTTGTTTCAGTAACAGTTTTAGGCAATACAGCTTGTATTTCTTGAGCGATAACGCCAACTTGTACACCTTGAACATCAACTTTATCTATTGCCCCATCAAGCTCTGTAATTTCGTCTTCAGTCCGATACTCAAAATTGCGTATTTGAAGCTGATTAAGTTCAGCAAGTCCAATAGTGCTGTCAGTAATATTTTTCTTTAATCGTCTGTCAGAAGTCGTTGACCAAGACGCATTGTTGTTACCTTGATAAACACCGCTTGTTGGAGTTATAAATCCTGTATTACTTCCTTTCCCTGCTGCATTATGCCCTGCAACAAGACACGCTGTATTATCAGATGCTGCAACATTAACATAAGCTCCAATTAAAGTATTACCGCCACCAGAAGTTAATGTGTTTGAGCCATTATCTGCGTATCCTGCTAGATAACCAATGACTACATTATTAGACCCTGTAGCATTAGGTGCTGCTGCTTGACCTATATAAACTGGGCCTCCTGCTGCATTACTAGAACTTCCTGCATTTGAACCAATACAAACGTGACCAGCTGCTGTAGTAATACTATCCCCTGCTTGATAACCAAGACAAGTATTTGCTATTCCTGTTGTAATCCCAGTACCTGCTTCATAGCCAACAGCCACATTTTGACTATTAAGAGCAGTTGCAAAGTTTTGTGTACCTAAAGCTGCATAACCTATAGCAACTGACCTACTTCCCATTGTATCTGTACCTAAAGCATTGTAACCCATCGCTACATTTAAATCTGCATCAGTAAGTGCATCACCTGCTAAAGCACCAATAAGGGTGTTTTGTACGCCTGTAGTAACTCCTCCTCCTGCATCTAGTCCAACTGCCACATTCAAAGAATTTACATCTGTAGTAAAATTTTGTGTAGTTAAAGCACCTTTACCTATAGCAACTGACCTACTTCCTTTTGTATCTGAACTTAAAGCATTGAATCCAACAGCAGTATTTCTAATAGAGGTTGTCAAAGCCTCCCCTGCTCGTCCACCGATGAGAACGTGCTCACGCCCTGTTGAGACATCATTACCTGCTTCATGACCAACCGCTGTATTGTAAGCATCTATAGCTGTAGTATAATTTTGATTTTGTAACGCACCTCGCCCAACAGCAATACTGTATGATCCTAAAGTATTTTCAAACAAAGCTGCTTGACCTATGGCAGTGTTGTTAGTTCCTGTAGTAGTTGACTCTAAAGCTAATGCACCAACAGCCGTGTTGTTGGCTCCTGTCGTGTTTGCTTCACCTGCCTCTGAACCGATAAAAGTGTTATAAGTACCTGTTTGATTTGCTGACCCTGCACCATAACCAACAGCAGTATTGAAAGTATCTGTAGCTGTAGTAAAGTTTTGTGTAGCTAAAGCTCCATAGCCTATAGCAGTAGTTCTGCTGCCTAATGTATCCCCTGTTATAGTATTTTTACCAACAGCTACATTAAAATCAGCGTCTGTTAATGAAACACCTGCACGGCCACCAATAATAGTGTTTTCAACACCCGTTGTCATTGAAGTTGCTGCTTGGTAGCCAACAGC